GATGTAGGTATTCGTGCGTAACAATATCAGCTAAGTGAAAACTCATAGCCGACCAGTCGTAGTCATTGAAACTTATTTTCCGGCAACGTGGACTAAAAGTTAGCGTGATAAAAATGCAGGCTTCGTCTTGACTATCTTCGTGTGGGCGATATTCACCTGCAATCCAAAAATCTTTTCTAGTTAGTTCTTGATTCCGTTGGCAAACAAATCGCAACTGGCGGTCGCGAAATTGCATACGGATTAAGTGTGTAAATTGCTCTGGCGTAAAAGTCCTGCTACTGTGTCGAGTAGCCAAAGACTTAATACGCTCTAGAGCAGGGAAGAACATTTTATTTAGATATTGCGATCTGCGTAAAATTGATGTCCACCAATGCGGTTAACATATTGCTTTGAACGTGCCCAGGCTGGACGAACACTTGTTGAATGAAAATATAGTGCTTCACTATACTTGTTCTGCCAGGTACTGTATTCACCTTTGAGTAAACGCTGAGCAACTTCTTGACTAGCTAACCAATGATCGTCAGCGTCTTTAGGTTTACGTACAAACATACAGCGCCAGCTAAACTGACATACTTCTACATTTTGTACTACCATTGCTTTTTGTTTAACTGCTTCAGGTCGGCCAAATAAGCCTGTTTGTACCATTTTAGTTTCTGTAACTTCAATAGACTTGACTCGTGTTGTACGTTGATCCACTACTGAGCAAATTGATTTACCGAACCGGCCATCGCGGACGCGGTTAATGGTAACCATGGCCACTGCCACTTTGCCTTCTTCTGGTTCACTACCAGCTTCGTAATAGATATTCTTTGCAAGGCAATCTACATCCTTGCTTGTGATGTTGATATCTACTATGGGACTCATAATAGCATCAACTAATGTATCCAAGCGATCTTGCGCTTGTGATTTGACTGTGTTTAAAAAACTTACTTCTTCTGCATGACCGGGTGCCATTACGGTCAGGGCGATTATTGATACGATAACCGAAATTATCTTTTTCATACTTCGTCCTCCTTTAGAGTTGTACGCTTCGATAAATTGAAAGCGTTAGATATTTAATACCATATCTACTGAGTTATAATACTATATTAGTCGTTGAAAGTCAAACTAAGTAACGTTTCTGAGTGAAAACCCACTGTTAAAACCCTACTTATTCTGACTTATGTATGTACTTAATGGTATATTTTGTGCTTGTGCTTGGTATACTGCCATCCTAGGGTTAGGATCATTTTTACCAGAAATAATAGTTGAGTTGGTTGTTTCTGCCATAACTGCACGAATAGTATCACCGGCAGAATCTGCTGTAACTAAGTTGGCAATAATTTCTCCAGCACCAACTGAGTCATTTGTATAGCTTCCAATCCCTTGGCCAAATCCCATTAGGAACTGTGTAGTAAACACGTTGCTGATAGTTGCACTGGCCTTTGAAAGTGCTGACACCTCTGTAGCAACGTTGGCAACTATAGTACGACATGCAGTATCGCACGTGGCAAATGTTGTTTGATTTGCTGCAGCCACTGCGGCATTGATAGCACTATTAACTGCTACTACGTTTGCGGCTACCATGTTTGGAACTAAGTTTGCTACAAGATCATCCTGCCCCGATCCTGCATAATTTGTAACAATGTTAAGAATAGCAGAGTTTAAATTTTGAACGGCTGCACTAACTGGGCCAACGATACTACCATAATTAGATGCTAGCGTGGTAAAATTTTCAGTATAGGTTGATCCTGATACTGCACCAAAGTAGTCTATCATAACAGGATTTCCAAAAGGTCCGGACCCTGTTCCTGTTACATTGGTTATTGCTGTTATTGTTGAAGGGGATAACACAGACGAAGATGATGTTGTTGTGGTATTAACAAAACTAGGAACTTCAATCTTCAATAAGAAATCTGATAACGACGCCCAAGATGCAAATCCAAGTTGACCAACTTTATTTTGCAAGAATGTACCAAACTCTGTAAAGTCGTTTACTCCTTGCAGAGATAATTGAGTAGCAAGCTCAGTACCAACTACTTTATTAAAATCAAGAAAATCTGCTAATGTTTTTAAATTAGAATTTGTTATAGTAAATCCAGTGGCAGAAATAATTGCTGCTAAATCTGCTCCGGTGATAGTTGCATATATAGCCTTTACTACTGCTGGATTGTTTCCTGTTACTGTGTTAGTTGTAGTAACATCCACAACCAATGGCAAATCTACTGCCCCAACAAATGTTGTTGTAGAGTGTGTTCCTTCTTGTTGTACTGTTGTTTTAGTCGACAGAGGAACTTTAGTTATATCTGTTACGTCAAGTCCTGTGGCAACTAACTTTTTAGATAGATCGCCGTAAGATCCGAGGCCATGATTTAATAAATTCTGACCAAATACATAAGGGTCAGCAATTAAATTTATATTTGAAATATCATACATTGTACCCCAACCAGATACAACTTGTCCTATTAGTGGAGCACGATGGCCAATGCCGCCTGTAACGGAATCTACCAGACCTGTATATCCAAGACCGCTTTGTCCGTATGTTTTATCTTTTAACATATGGACGGAGCCCACTGTATCGTATACAGAGTTAGCGTATCCGTATGCCGCGGACCATACTGCGGCAAACCCTAACATACTTGCTGTGGTACCACGTGCTCCATTGGAGAACGGATACATAACTTGGGAGTGTACTGTTTGACTAAAACTTGCTAAACTATTACCGTAGTGTACAACGCCACCTGTTGCTGTAGCTGTTGTTCCTCTAGGATATAAATCAATTAACCATTGCCCGCTATTGACAGAACTATTGCCTAGTTGATTTAACTCAGGGATCACTACGTTGGCAATATTGCCGTCTAGTTGTGCATTGGTAAAGATAGTACCAATAAGTTGAATTGTTGGTTGATTTTGAAAACTAGCGATTGCATCTTGTACTGCTTGATTAGCGTACAAACCGCCACCAGACATAATGGTAGCCGCGGCATTTAAACTTGCTGCTGATGCCATAATTAAAGCCCAACCATAACAGAAGGGGCGCCAGGACCTACGATAGAATGATATGTACAACTACACATGGTACCTACTCCCGGTGGTCCTACTACTGCTACGGGCTTACCTTCAACAAATACGCAGGTACTAGTTTTTAATATTGCTGTAGCTTTAGCACACTTTGGATTAAATCCGGGTGCTTTAGGGTTATAGTAATTGCCATGAGGAGCAATAATTGCACCAAGTGTTGCCACAGGCTTGCCCATAGCTAGTACACTGGTAGTAACTGATGCTACTACATTGGGTGGACCAAACTTTGGATCTACTAAGTCTCCTGTTACTGCAACCGGCAATGCTGGCATTATTAAGTGATTATTCCGCTTTTAGCTGGCTGAATACCTGTTGTAGTACGGATATAGTGATTTTCAATATCTGTGATTACTGGGCTATGCATAATAACATGCTCAAGTTTCAGCGTTACATTATTATTTATATCCGCAGAAATCAGGCTCTGCATCAAGCCTAAGCCTTGTTGGCTAGGAATAACTGTACAAGGGCGATTAATTACAAACCCTGTGTCTGTTGCTTCTACAATTTTTGCTACAATTTCGTCACCGTTAGTGATCTTGAAACACACGATATCTCCTGCGGAGTATCCTTTTGATATTAACATTTTACTGTCCTTTTAGTTGATTAAAAAACTCTTCATTTTGCTTCTTTAAACCTTGAAAACCGCCTTCTACTAGTAACTTACCGTCTTTGTAGATTTGTGGAACTGTACGATGCCCTTCGGCTAATACAAACTCACGTGCTTCTGTTACTTCATCAATTTTTACTTCTTCAAACTCAACGCCTTTTAATTGTAATAGGCTTTTTGCTTGTACGCAAAAAGGGCAGTTGTTCTTTGAATATACTGTGATCATTATAAACTAAATCCGTTAAATGTATTTCCGTCTACGTCTTGTTTTGTGCCGCCAATTACATAACTACTTATCTCAGTTTCCTGGGGAGCTACCTGCACTTCGCTACCTGCAATCCATTTTTGTGTCCACGGCAATGGGTTAGACCCCGGTTTAATGCCGCAATCTAAGCCTACTGCAGCCATGCGCTTGCAAGTTAACCAATCAACGTACTGTGCCAGTAATACTTGATTTAAGCCAATCATTGAACCATCTTTGAATAGGTATTTGGCCCACTCTTTTTCTTGTTCTGCGGCTTGTAGGAACATTGTTTCGCATTCAGCTTTACATTCTTCTTTTAGTTTTGCAAAGTCAGGATCGTCGCCGGGTAGAATCTTAATTAAACTTTGTGTAAATGCTAAGTGTAAATTTTCATCACGTGCAATTAGTTTAATAATCTTAGCATTGCCTTCCATTTTCTTAAGTTCAGCAAATGCCCACGAGCAAGCAAAACTTACATAGAAACGAATACCTTCTAATGCGTTTACAGAGTTAATAGCCAACCAAAGTTTACGCTTAATATCGTATAAGTCAACAACAACTTCTTTTCCATTTACAACGTGCTTACCTACACCCAATGCTTGATACCAAGTATTAGCTTCAATAACATCATCATAGTATTTAGAAATATCTTTGGCGCAATCTAGAATTTCTTCAATGTCAGTTAGTTCATCAAACACCCTACTAGGATCATTATAAACATTACGAATGATGTGAGTGTAGCTGCGGCTGTGAATAGTTTCATTAAACGCCCACGTCTCGATCCATGTTTCCAACTCAGGTATAGATACGAGTGGGAGAAAAGCGAGGTTAGGACTGCGGCCTTGAACAGAGTCCAGAAGAATCTGTCGTTTAAGATTGCTAGTAAAGATATGTTGTTCAAAATCGGTTAACTCCTTAAAGTCTTTTGCGTCACGCAATACGTCTACTTCTTCTGGGCGCCAAAAGAAGCCCAACTGCTTGTCTGTTAATTTATCAAACTGCTTATACTTCAGCGTTTCATATCGCTGTAGTGTACATGGGCCATTGGGATCCAAAAAGGCCAGGGCCTGTGTATGATTAGTTTTATTATTAATATTAAATACGCTCATTGTTCTTTTCCTTTATATAATCATACAACTTAGTTGCTATTAAATCGTGCGCTCGAACTGTTGGGTGTGCTGTAACTTGATCCAACCAGCCTATACGCTGTAATTCTTTTACCGAGACTGTGTTAAATTGTGTGTCTGTTGGCCTAGACAAATTTAACCACGGTACACTACTTTTACTAACTTTAATATTATTTTCTTGGCACAACAAACTTAACATATCATTGTTGGGTTTAATTGCATTGTAAAAATTATTGTCACCAATACTAAAATTATAACTTTGAAAACTGTTAAAGAACAAATGTCCTATGCCCAGATTGTTTAAGTATCCACTAAGCATAGTAATCTTTGTGTCTAATTTTTCTACTTCGTATTCTTTATTCCAAAAATGCGAAAGGTAATACTTTATTTCTGCTTGTAGTTCTGCGTTTTTTGGATCTCTACCTAGCATACACGTTTGCACCTGATGAGTTGCTTCAGAATACATTTCCCATCTGTATATACTAGTTATTCCCCAAAGTACATATACTTGAGAATAGTCATCCAGACCGCCTGATACAAACTTAACTAATCTTGCTACCTGCTCATCGTTACTAGAACCATGCGCCGCTAAAAAAAGGATTTTATCAAATCCTAATTTTTGTTTCAGTTGTCCTGCAAAACTGTGTTGCTCTACAAATCCAGGATCTTCTATATGATCCCAATTGAATGTTGTTGCCTGTGGGTCAATGTCAATAGCTCTTGCAGCTACCCAACTACAACCCACAGCAATCAACAAACTGGGTTTCATATTAAATTACGCAACTATCACAGTCTGCATCATCGGCGTCATCTGTTACAGCCAATGGTGCATTTAATTTATCAATATCAATTTCGCCCTGGCCGTCGTTGGTATTAAAATAATACAACTGTTTAGTACCATACTTGTAGCACATGATCAAATGTTGTAACAATGTACTCATCGGAATCTTTTCATCTTCGTAGAAGCGTGGGTTATAACTTGTATTGATACTAATGCCTTGGTCAATATACTTTTGTAATACGGCACAAAGTTTTAGGTAACCCTCTGGTGATTTTTGATCCCATAATAGTTCGTATTTGTTTTTTAGGCGGCGGAACTCAGGAACTACTTGACGTAGCTGACCGTGCTTACTGCCCTTAATACTTACATAACTGCGTGGGGGCTCAATGCCGTTTGTAGCGTTGCTAATTTGAGCTGAAGTTTCTGCTGGCATTAGAGCCATTAGGGTAGCATTACGCTGACCAGTGGCTTTAATTTGTTCACGCAATTCTGCCCAAGGCATACGCTCTTGGTGTGCGACTAGTTCATCAATTTCTGCTTTACGTGTATCAATCGGCAATCGGCCATCTGCTGACTTTAGGTCCTTCCAGCGCAAGCAAGGGCCTTGTTCTACTGCGAGGTCTGCAGAAGCTTTGAGCAAATAATAACTCCACGCTTCTGCGTACTCGTCTACTAGTGCTAATGCTTTTGGATCACTATAACTAACATCATTCTTTGCTAAGAAATAAGCAAAGTTAATAATACCCACGCCTAGTGGTCTAAATTCTTGTGTTGCTAATTCGGCTGCTCTTACAGGGTAATTCTGATAACTTAATAATGCGTCTAAACCACGAACTGCTAGGCGGCACATCTTTTCAAAGTCATGTGGGCTTTTTACATTGCCCCAATTAATCGCGCTTAAAGTACATAGTGCGATTCTACCATCCTCGTCGTTGACATCTTTCAATGGCACGGTGGGTAAGTCAATCTCGCAACACAGATTACTCATTTTAACAGGAGCAATCTCTTCTTTGAATGGACTATGTGTATTGGCATGGTCCACGTTCTGTAAATAAATGCGACCAGTATCTTTGCGTTCGCTCATAAATGCGCTAAACAAATCACCAGCTTTTACTACCTTCTTACGTAACTTAGTACTACGTTCTGCTTTCTCGTATAACTCTTTAAATTTATCCTGATCGTTGAAGAAGGCTTCGTACATTTCAGGCAAGTCATGGGGACTAAACAGGGTAATATCGCCACCTGTGATTAGTCTTTCGTACATTAATTTGTTGAATTGGACACCGTAATCCATGTGACGTATACGATTATCCTCTGTGCCTTTGTTGTTCTTTAAAACAAGAAGGTCTTCAACTTCTAAATGCCAAATAGGATAGTATAGTGTAGCGGCGCCGTTACGCACACCACCTTGTGAGCATGAACGTGTGGCTGTTTGGAAATGTTTCCAGAAAGGAATTACGCCTGTGTGATATGCATCACCATTGCGGATGGGCGAACCCAACGCTCTAATTCGCCCGGCACCGATTCCAATACCAGCTTTCTGACTAACATATTTGACAATACTACTAGCAGTAGCATTGATACTGTCCAAACTGTCATCAGCTTCAATAAGTACGCAACTCGAGAATTGCTTCTGAGGAGTGCGTACACCAGCCATAACAGGGGTAGGAAGACTAATGTCTCCCAAACTAATTGCATCATAATAATCCTTCACCCACTTTAAACGTACATCAGCAGGATATGATTGAAACAGCGTGGCCGCAATTAAGATATAGGCCATTTGTGGAGTTTCGAAGATTTCGCCGGTGACACGATTTTGAACTAGATACTTACCACGCCATTGTTCCATGGCAACATAAGTAAAGTTCTCATCACGGTCATGATGAATATATGTATCCAACGTATTCCACTCATCTTCAGAATACGCTTCCAGTAAACCCTTGTCATAAAAACCACTAGCTACATTTTTGTTTACTAGCTCTAATAGTGTACAAGGTGTATAACTGTTATAAACTTGTTTACGCAGATGGTAGTTAATTAAACGACCCGCTACGTATTGATAATTAGGTGTTTCTTCAGAAATTAAATCAGCTGCACTTTTAATCAATGTCTCTTGGATATCTGCTGTTTTAATTCCGTTGTAAAACTGTATGTGACTCTTAATTTCTACTTCGCTTGCGCTAACACCTGTAATGCCTTGTGTAGCCCAGAATACTACTTTATGTAACTTCTCTAAATCGAGGACTTCTTTATGTCCTTCTCTTTTTGTGACTTGAATTGATGTCATTGACGCCTCTTAGTAATTTTTCAATTGTAAATCTTCTGCTGTGTACTTCTGTTTTAATTTTAATGTTTTATCGAACTGTGTGTTATTTAAGATCTCTCCGTCAGTCATATTAAGTATATATTTTCCCCGATTGATCCAAGCTAAATTATACCTGTATCTTGTTTTAGAATCTTCGTATACCCTAAACTCTACATCTAATTCCGTTCTATGCCCAGTTAAAGATATAGTATACACTATTCCCAAGCATTTAGCAATATCGCAATAGGTATTTTCGTAAATTAATGTCCACGGGTCTGGCCACTCATTGGGCTTGTCTGGGTCTAGATTATAGGGAACAAAAGGTGCCCTAGCCCAAAACTCTGCCGTCTGGGTTATTGCTTGTTCTAAAGATAACTCTTCTAAACTTTTTCGAAAATCACGCCAATGAACGATACGCTCATCAGGATTAAGTTTCCACATTAAAATACTTTATACGTTTTTTACTTGATACAATAAGGTTGATGGGTAAGTTGTTTGTGTGTAAGTTAAATTACCGCTTACACTACTACCACTGATAGAAAATACTACATCGGTTGTTGCTGTTTCAGAATAATCTTCTTCTATACTAAATGTTGATCCACTGCGACTCATTTTAATAACACCAGTGCGTTGTTTACCACTTTGTGTTAAAGTGTAATTAATAGTAGCGTTATTAGTTGTTATTGTAGCGATGTTGCCAGAGGTAGTGCTTAGTACTGCAACATTACTTGTAGTAATACCAGACTGCAATGCTGCAATTTGACTATTAATTGTAGTAATATTGCCATTGATTGTAGTAATGTTACCTTGCAAAATAGCAATGTTAGCATTTAAGTTAGCAGTAAATCTAATACCAGAAACAGATGTTAAAATTTCTGTTTTGCCTTCAACGGGCGCACCTTCAGATAACGTACCGTTACCAATGTATAATTGTTGTGTGTCAACACTCCAGCCTAGCTCTGCACTTGAAAGCTGCGGCAAGTCCTGATTTAAACCTCTACGGTGCTGTATTCTGCTGATCTGTACAATAGCCATTACTCTAACCTCAATATTATAATGTATTTATACACTTAGGTAGTAGAGCTCTACACGTTTAGTCCACTCGTCTGTCCAGTAGGCAAACTCGTCACCTTCGATAACAAATTCCAGGTATTCTGGCGTCGAATATGTATTATCCGGCAGTAATTTAGGCTGTGTGGCCATCAAAATTACCCCAGTATTAATATCAGTGCCGTGCATATTGTTATGAGCTTGTGCATAGGCAGCTAATTGTAAAAAGTAACCGCCAATCCACTCACGCTTTTTAGGCTTGTTACTTTGCTTAAAGTCCATGATAGCAGGCTTGCCTTTCCACATACCCAGGCAGTCTGTAGTACCAGCATATAACCCACTATAATAAAGAGGTACTTCAACTCCCCAAAATTCATCTACATTAGTTAATCCTTTAAGGATAACTTCGGCGGCCATAAACCAACTAGGGTGTGCATAGGGATTAGAGGGCAAGGGTTTCATGTCGCCGCTTAAGACATATTGTTCTAAGTAGGCATGCATACGTGTTCCGCGGTTAGCGGCTTCTGTAGTAATTTCTTGAGCACGTACTTCGCCAACAGCTTTGCGCCAGTTGTTTAGTGCGTCCTTTTCTTCTTGTGGTTTTGTTCTGTCCAGAATAGTTGTTACACTAGGGACTTTACTACCATCGGGTAAACAGTAGTGTCGTTTACCATCTATCGTTTCTCTATTGCAGGGTGTGTAGTCGTATTTTTGGATAATCATACTAGTAATTATAACATCGATGATGACAATAATCAATAAATATTTTAATGAAAATTCTAATAAGTGGGTGTAGTTTTACGCAATGGCTAGATAGCCCAGGTGGCCCAAATATATGTTGGCCCAGGTATTTCCAGGAATACAATCCAGCATATCAATGTAGATCTGTTGCAGAAGCAGCAGCCGGAAATCAATATATCAGCGACAGCATAATCCGTAATGTGATAGAAGATCGCCCAGATCATGTAATAGTAATGTGGTCTGGCGTTAGTCGTTTAGATTACTTAACTAGTTTGGAAGATCCAGCATGGGAACAGTTATACAATAGCTATGGCTTTTTCCGTAGATTACCAGATGGTAAACTAGGTTATATCTTTAGCGGCGGTGGATCTGGAACTTGGATTAATCATCCTGTAGCTAAAAAAATGTTTGAGGAAATGTACAAGGTTTCTAGTAATCTTAGCTTAGGCTCTATCAGCTTAATTGAAATGGTTAAACTACAGAACTTCCTAAAAGCTAAAAATATTCCTTATCATTTTATGAGCTATATTAACTATTGGAACAATGAAGAACACGTTAGTCGCAACGGTGACTTTGGTGTGTTTAGATATCCTGAGTTGCAACCATTGATTAACGAACTAGATTTTAG